AGAATTACAAGATGTCGGTAAAAGGGCACAAGATAGAATCAAAAAGCTCACAACCAAGTACAAAAACGAAGAAAGAGCCAAGCAAGAGGCGGAGAGGAAGGCCCAAGAAGCAGCCTTAGAGAATGAACAACTTAAAGAAAGACTAAAAAATCTTGATCATGGGTATATATCAGAGTATGGAACTCGCCTTGATGCACAGCTTGAACAGGCAAAAAAGAACTATCGGGATGCCCATGAAGCTGGTGATGTGGATAAAATGTTTGATGCACAACAAGCTCTTTCAAAAATATCGATTGAGCAAGAGCGTCATCGAATAGCTAAAGATAGGCAAGAGGCACAGGTTAAGCAAGTAGAACAACAAACTCAACAGCCTCAAGCTCAATCACAGCCTCAACAAGCACCTGTTGATCCAAAAGCACAGGCTTGGGCAGAAAAGAATGAATGGTTTGGTGAAGATCAAGTGATGACAAGCACTGCTATGGGTATTCACCAAAAATTATCAGAAGAAGGGTTTGACCTTTCATCTGATGAATACTATGATGAAATTGATCGTCAATTAAAAAACTTGTTCCCAGAAAAGTTTAATAATGGACGAGCAAACGGAGGAAGTGCCAGGGTCGCTCCTGCTGACACTTCCGCTTCACGCAAGAAACAGGGACGCAGAACTGTTAGGTTGACTCCTTCACA